AGTTTATTCTGTTGTCATACGGTTTGTTTTTGAACCCTCCCATTGAAGAAGATGGCAATGGCCCTATCGGAGCTGAGTAGTCAAGATTTCCAACCTGATAGTTAAGATTTCCAACCTGAGACTTCGCTTTACTTGAAGTAGTTATGGTTGGAGAAGATGGTGTATTGACATACGTTTTTGGAGTTCCGGATAATTCGGACACCGATGGGATGTCTGCAACAAACGAAGGAGATTTCCCTACCTTTGCAAGATTGTCCACAAGTTTATTCCTCTGTTTCTTGATTGCTTTCACCTCCTCCGCGAGAGCTGCAGACTTATACTGTTCCTTGATTTCCGCCCTGGCTAATGCACGTGCTTCCGCTTCGGGAGATCTTCTCCGCCGGGTATCTGGAATATATACCTCTACATGCTGCCCACCATCCTGCTTTATGTTAACCATCTTCGTATAGCCTTCTTTCGGGTTTGGTGAGTATGACATTACAACTTCTTACTATTATCTTACATTTTATTTATAAACTAAATTAAGATTCCAGTTTAGGTTTTTTAGTGAAAAAAGTTGTGATTTCCTTTTGGTTATTTGCTATGTTTTTCTTCACGCGTTTGACGATCTTCAGATCTGATTTTAACACGTTTTTGAGTTGGTCGATCTTCGGTTTGTTCACCTCGTCGCCGAAAATTTCTTTCTCTGGGTCATCCACGAGAGGGTTGAAGAGACTGACGATCGGCTTGAGCAACTGATGCTCGATGTAAAACAACCTGTCTACAATAAGTCCGTTATCACGGGCAAACGTAGGGTCTTCTGCTTTGAAGGACTGTTTGATGTCAGGATTCGCACGATCTTCTATGTAGACAAAAGGAACCCTTGAACCGCTTGGAACTGGAAACCCAGTCCGTTCGTAGATCTTGTCGGCGACGTGGAGATGTGGTTGGCACGTATTCTTGTAATCGTTTTTGAGAGTTTTCGACATTACGAATTTCTCCATGGGGTACTCGTTGTCGAGGACTTTCCTGATCTTCTCCCGGGTTTCTTTGATGGCCGTCGGTGTGTTCTTTGCGTGCAGAATCGTATCAAGACTCTCCTTCAGGATTTCTCGCGTGATGGGAGAAAAATCTCTCCGCACCAGAGCCAGACCCTTGACATCAATCTTACCTTTCTCTCCAAGCTTCTCGAATTTTACCGCCGCATACCTCTTCTTCGAGTAAAGAACGTATGGATAGTACACCTTTTCGAATTCTAAGTCGTTTGGCGCCCTGAAATCTTTTGTGATTTCTCCTGCCAACCATTCGGCCATTTTGAAGTGTGCTTCCATGTCAACAGTGCCATCCTCCTTATCTGGGACGTTCATCTTGACCATAACGGAATCTGTATCTCCATAAACAACCACTGAACCAGGAATAAGTTCCAGGGCTCTCTTCGCGGTGTGGTCGATCATGTTCCTTCCGGTTGCCGTGACAGATACAGCGATAGGGACGATTGGAATGAATCCCTTGCTCGCTCCCAGAAATCCATACACAGAGTTCATGACCACCTTATATGCCTTCTGACTCGCATCGTGTAGGTTTTCTTTGAACTCGTCGCCATTTTTCTTTGCCTCCGCCATGAGTTTTCTCGCATGCTTCCTGAACTTTGCAAGATCGTCCAGAAGCGCCGGTACCACCCCCTGGCAGCTACCGTCTTCCTTGCGCTGAGCATACCTAAAGGTTCCAAGCCCCGTCTCGATCTCGTAATATTCCACCCCAGGAATGTTGTCAAACTTATCGTCCATCACCAGGGTTTCTGGGCTCATGTTGTGGGCACGGATGATGCTGGGATACAGACTTGCAAAATCCAGCGCCGCGATAGGTGTAAAATAAGCACCCTTCTTGGGCTCCAAAACCGTTGCCCCCTCGTACTTACCTTCGGTGGTCCATGCTTTGTCGTCTGGGATGGCATAATTCATCTCACGAGCTTTCCCGAACAGACATGAGAAACACCTGATCTGCTGCCCTCGGAAGTTGATGTAATCCACCGGGACCTTGACTGCGTTGGCCATCTCCGTCAAGTCCTCGAAAATCGCCATCTTCTTGAGAAGTTGCAGAGGCAAAGTGGTATCCTTTGCTGCATACGATGCGATAACGGCCCGGTCATCCGCGTTCCCTTCGAAGCGTTCGAAGATTTGCATCGCGGGTAGGTCATTTTTCTGGTCCCCAAGATATTCCTTGGATACGTTGTTCAAACTGTAGCTCTCCATGTTTCTGTTCTTCCGGAACCACTGAAGGAGGTCGATCTGCATGACCCCTGGTACGTCAAGAAGAAAGAAAGAGTTTTGTCCGAATGCGTTCGAACTCAGGTCACGCTCTACGACAGAACCACCGCCTTCTTCCATTCTCCCGAGGTTCTGCAGTTCCACAGTGTCTTCTCCAGTCAAATCATCAACAAGCATCTGCGAACGACCGTGGATGTACTTCCAATCGTACTGCCACACATTGTAACCGATCAACACGTCGATCTTTTCTTTTTGCATGACCTCCATCCATGTGTTGATGACGTCGTGTTCGTCCGGGCACGAGATAATCTCCACACCTTCCACAGAAGCAGTATCATGAAGACACACCACTGTGGTTTTGTAGGGATGGGGCTCGCCATACCTTTGGAAAGAAGTCGCGATCTGGGTCACGTAGTCGGTCCGGTTCGTAGAGAGCGGGAACCTCCTCTCCTTTGAGTACGTCTCAATATCCCACGATGCGATAACGAGCGGAGGAACTGCGTCGGTCTTGAACGGAGAGAGATTCCTGAAGTTTGTATCAACTTCGATATCGGACCTGGATATCTTCTCACGTGCGGGGTGAGCGTTAGAAACTTGCATCCAACCAGCGGGGTCGAGTTTCTGAATATGGAACATGCGAATGAGAGGATCGACTGAAGACTCGTAGAGGGTATATGTACGCTTCAGCTGATACTTTGCCCTCCTCATCTTCTCATTGGTCTTGAATACGAACTGGACAAGATTCCTCAGCTTCCCGTTGTCAAATCCCCACATGGACTTCCTCTTCACAGGCAAACACATATCACGGATCGCCTCATACTTCATACTTGTTTCAGTTATGAACAAATTTGTCCTTGATTGCGTCCATGTCTCTGGAACCTCGAGGAGGAATACAGGGGTAAACCTTGCCCTGATAAGGATGGTCTTGCCGTCCGCACACTTTCCGAAGATATTGATACGGTGATATTCGTCAGAGCTCTTGGTGCTTGGCACATCCTCGGACCGATAATCGGTGGGGAAGAACTGGAAAGTTGCCATAATAGCTTTGATATTTAATTATACATTCTACATGAATTCCAGCATTAAGTTACCCAGAGTGTCGATATGAAATGCTTGAACATATTGACATTCCAAAGTTTATTAATGAAATACGATTATGTAAATATAAATGGGCTATATTTATATGCTCAAAAATAAGAAAAATGGAAAGGTTTACATCGGACAGACTACCCGTCTTATAGAAAAACGCTTTGAAGAACATCAAAAAGAAAGCAGTAACTGTGTGGCTATATATAGAGCCATTCAGAAGAACGGGTGGGAAAACTTCGAAAAAGATTGGTATGAATGTCCAGACGAGGACTTGAACCTTGACGAAGAACTTTTGATTCGAGAGATGGAAACGCTGGCGCCTGGTGGATACAATCTCAAAACAGGCGGTGATAGTGGTAGACATAGTGAGGAATCCAGGGGAAAGATGAGCGTCGCACGGCTTGGGAAACCAAAGAGTGAGGTACACAGGCGAAATATAGGAAAGGCGCATATTGGGAAAACACGGAGTGATGAAGCAAAGCAAAATATGAGTGAAGCACAGATTGGGAAAACACTGAGCGATGAGACAAAACAAAAGATCAGTTATTCAACGATTGGTGAGAATAATCACAAGTCCAAGAGAGTGTATCAGCATACTCTCGACGGCACCTTACTCGGATCATTCGGATCATGTGGAGAAGCTCAGAGGAGTCTAGATAAAAAGAATGGGACGGGTATTAGAAAATGTACTAATGGTACACGTAAAACCGCATATGGATTCAAATGGTCATATTGACATCTCCATTTATATAAGAAGTTTAACAAAGTAATAATTAAAAAATAAATGACTTCTTTGAGTCCCGACTGCCTTCTGGAGATAGGGAAACGTATGGATCCGCATTCTTGGATGAGAGTAGCGTGTGCCGCCGGCAAAGATACAAAAATTTTAATAGACGATGCCAAGAAACGCTATGAGGAGTTGCGACCGAATATTCGTGACGCGTTGACACGCATATCAAGGGCATATTTTAGATTTCGGCGTATGGTTGACAATTGCAGCTTCGATAATGATCTCGAACGTAGTCTGCCTCTTGATGAAAAAATAAGACTTTTTTGGGTGAATGTCGGTCTCGCACATGCAGAAGATCGTTGGGAACCCTTCGATTCTAAGCATGCGAAACTCGGCGATCGAGTCACCATGCCAGATCTAGGAAAATTCAGTTCAGGATATATACATCTGGATACAGTTTGCAAGATGAAAATTACTATTGATGAATGGAACAAAGAAATTAGTATGACTCTCTTGATTGGAACCGGTGAGTTCATGTGGGTCCATTATTATTTTCATAATATCCGCGAACTTCCTCGCCCGACATTCGATTTGCCAAGAAAAACACAGAGTATTTTGAAATATGCACTTTCGTCGCCCGTGCCTTATGATGAGGATACTCTAATTCTCTCTCGGGGGAATGCCAACGGATGGTTACGCGCCAAAAAGCAGGTACAAGCATATGAAAAGAAAATAGAAAAAGCACGCGATGAGTTGAAAAATACAACAGATTATATGGAATATATGTTTCATACTTTTCAAGACACATTGATAGAAACATGGGGAAAAAACAGGATTGCCGCATAAAATAAACTTCGAAATTTAAATACGCTTATTGCTTAATTTGCTTGATTTGTTCCTTTTTTTTTGCGTCATTCAATTTAATTATGTTAATTATTGGCACCATACAACTTATTGCCAGAATAATCAGAGATAGCTTAATATTTTTGGTCGTGGAATAAACGAGACCAGAGAGGATGAACGCGGTTATGAAGCCAGAGTTTAGTTGACTTTCGTAAGATAGTATTTTCCCATCGCGAAACAATGTTATCAAAGCTTGTAACATAAGTACCACGTATGAGACGGCAAATTGTCCCACTAGGATTAATAGCGCAAGTTTCACATCCCTTTCCATATAAAATACTGAGCCAGCCATGAGAACGCCGGCTATTATAGAACTTGTAGCACTTGTAGAACTCATATATTTACTGCTTATTTTATTTTTAATATGTAAGCTTTAGATGTTAATCACCTCCATTCTTTTATGAAATCGCGGACCATGTTGAAATATTTCGCACCGAAACCCCCCTTCATCGGTTCGATGTCGCCGCTGAATTCAGGCGAAGCCGCGTCAATATAAAGAGGTTTTTTGGGATCGTCCGAGTAGTTCTGAGCGGCCCACTCGTTGTACGAATGAATTGTTATAAACTTGGGGTTGTACTTCTTAGCGTTTTTAACTTGTGCTTGGAAATATTTCCCATTATCACGACCACGTCTGAAAGGATCTGTAGTGATCGACATGCCAGTTTGCTGCGACGCGATGGTCAACCCAAGCTGTTCTGGTTTTCCATTAAACATATACGGTTTGGGATTCGGTTGGATTTCCTTAAAAGACCACATCGAATCCGGAGACCCCGACAAACCCCACATCCAACGACATGTGAACCGGTCAAGAATCCCCCCTCTGGGAATGGGAACTTGCTTGCCTTTGGTTACTTTCCCGACATTGTCAGTGAAACCGGCGATCAATAATAGAGGTTTATCTAGGTAGTTGAAAAAGAGGTCCTTGGGATATTTCGTGTAAAAATTGTCGTAGAAAAACTGAGCATCCGCCGGCTGTCTGATCCAGAAAACAACACGAGGCCCGCTGCGAGTTGCCATGCGGTTCAATAACTTCCTGGCACCTTCTACAATATCGCTTTGTAACCCATTAGTAAAGTCCAAATGAACGAAATCTACACCCAGCTTTATCCAGTTGTCAATATGATAATCAATCATCTTAACATTATCCCAATTATATCCTTTGAATCCAAACTCTGGCTCTCCCCACCAGTAGAAAGCAGTTTTATCATATCTATCGTACTTCCCCATGACACGGAATTGCTGCATGCTGGGAATGTTATGCCATACCGATACGAATAATCCAACATACTTCTTGCGGTTTCTATCAGGCCGTTTTATGTCTGGTTTGGGTGCAGGAGGCTTTGGTGCAGGGGGTTTGGGTGCGGGAGGTTTGGGTGCAGGAGGCTTTGGTGCAGGAGGTTTGGGTGCAGGAGGCTTTGGTGCAGGAGGCTTTGGTGCAGGAGGCTTTGGTGCAGGAGGCTTTGGTGCAGGAGGCTTCGGCGTGGGGGGCTTCGGCGTGGGAGGCTTCGGCGTGGGGGGCTTCGGCGTGGGAGGCTTCGGCGTGGGAGGCTTCGGCGCAGGAGGTTGGGGTGTGGGATTTTTGCCGGCGCATTTTTTTGTGACTGAATTCCATACCAAACCGCCTGGACAGTTTGTTTTCACAGTTCCGTTATAGAAGAACGACCCTCCGTCCTTCCCCCACAAATCATCTGTTGTCGGCCGTATTGGCGCGATGTTGTTATTTGGGAGTGTTGGAAATAATTTTTGTTCGTCTACAATCGTCCGGGTCGGGAATGACATATTTGTAATATACAAATGTTTTTTAAAATAATTTAATTAAATTTAATATTGCTTATAATAACAATGTCCTACGACTACGTCATTATTGGCGGTGGGGTGGCTGGTCTTTATGCAAATTACTTATTAACCAAGAAGAAACAAAAGTGCATTGTTCTGGAAAAAAATTCGACCGTGTCTGGGAGAGTGAGAGAGCACGAATTTCACGGAGTTTTTCTTAAATGCGGTGCTGGAATTATCGTTCCTGAAAACAAGTCGCTCGTGAAACTTCTCAAGAAGCTCGACATGAAAATAGAGTTTTCACCCGCTGGTATAAAAGACCTGATTATCCCTGCGTTTGACATGGAAGAAGCTGTTAAGAAAGTAAAGAAGGTGTATAAGACGATGACCAAGAAAGACCTTCTCACCCTTACCACTCGGGAAATATTGTATAAATATTTTGAAAAGGATTTTGCGGACAACTTTATACTCCACTCCGAGTTTGAAGATTATTTAGAGGGAAGTTTCGAATATCTTATGAAATACTACCCGATATCTGATTTAGATAACCAGCCGTTCGAATCTATGATGGGTCAGTGGACAGAATTGGTGGATAAGTTGTCTCTCCCAAACATCACGACAAACTACAGCGTGATCACGGTTGAAAAGAAAGGCAATACATTTGTTGTCAATGGAGAAATACAGGCCAAACAGGTGATATTTGCAGTGACGATCTCTGCTCTAGAAAATATAAAATGCGTGGGCTTCAAATTGCCTAAAATATCAGAGTATGTTGGTTCTACCCCATTTTCGAGAGTCTATGCGTATTACAAGGACGGGTATACTATGAAGGATGGATATGTGAAAGTTGGTGGCATGGTCGATAAGGTGGTCAAGATAAACAAAAATGTCGTGATGGCGTCATATGCGGATGGTCCAAAGGCTGTTTTTTGGGGTGGTGTTAAAAAATTACCACTAACCGACCAGGTGAAAATAGTGAAGGAGAAACTTGACGATGTTGATTTTCCCTTTGGAACTCCAGACGATATTTTTATTTCATTTTGGACTGACGGCGACCACGTAATAAAACCATATGGAAAGTTCAAAACGATTGATAATCTATTGGACAAACTGTCAAAACCGTGCAAATCTGTGTTTGTCATTGGTGAAATGCTCTCCAAAAGACCTGGGTACGTGGATGGGGCACTTATGAGCGTTGAAAGAATACTAAAAAAATAAATTATGATATGACATCGTGATATGTCAGGCCTCAAAGATTTCAACGCCAATTTCGACGAGGCTTCCAGGTTGTATGGTAAATTGAGAGACAGTGGAAAATCTCATGACGAAGCGGCGAGCGCGGTGCAAGCCAAGTATTTAGGGCTTGGTCCGGTAAATAAAACAAGATTGGAAAATGGTTACAAGCCTGCCCCCAAGCCCGCCCCTAAACCCGCTCCCAAGCCTGCTCCCAAGCCAGCTCCTAACCCCCCCGTGGTTATAGCGACCAGTAGTAATGTGATTAGCACTCTTGACCTGCACCTTCTCACAAAGGGAGGGGGCTCGTGGAATATAGATCGTTATAATCTCAAGAAGAGCGTCGTCACAACCGCCGGGGGGGAGACGGTTTTGAAATGCGTGTATGACAAGAACTCCGGTACGAGCAACGACCCTGGTGTCGGTGGTTTCAGTTTTACAGCGATCCCAGACAGGATGAATAAAGACGCAATCACCTTTTCATGGGAGGTGTATTACCCTACGGGGTTCAAGTTTGCTAGAGGAGGTAAATTCGGAGGCGTCCTTGTCGGATATGGAGAGGCGAGTGGTTATCGCCATTCCACAACGGGTGCCTCTAACAGAATTATGTGGCAAGAGGATGGAGGAGTCATCGACTACATCTACCCGGCCGAGGGTTTGAAACAGACAAACCCAGATCTCGTCGCGGAAGGCCATGGGTGTGGATTTTTCGGCCGTGATTTCGCTAAGGCGTTGAAGATTGGCACGTGGAACAAGCTCTCGGTTGGCACTAAGATGAATAGTTTTAAGAACGGCGTTCCGCAGTGTGATGGCGAAACTTATGTAATTGTAAACGGGAAAAAGGAGATCCTAAAAGGTATCAACTGGTCAAAGAGCCCCGACCTGAAGATAAGCCAGTTTGATATGGGGACGTTCTTCGGCGGGCCTTTGCCATCTCCCGTTGACCAGCACTGCTATTTCAAAAATTTCCAGATGTGCAAGTATTGAATTGTTTGACCCAGGTGTTTTCACAAAGCCCATATCGACGTTGTGAATAACTTAATGAAAATCTTGTGCACTTATTGTATCTAACAATAATGGAGTTTATCACCAATGTTGAGCGTTTTGTTGAGCTGCACAAGAACATCGCCGAGGCGTCGAAGGCGATGAAAGACTCCAAGAAGGAGAAGACCATCCTGGGGAAGCAGATCCTGGAGTATATGGTGAATCACCACATGGCTGTCCACGAGGTGGATGGTTTCTCCGTGATCAACAAGGAAACCGAGGTGAAGGGGAAGTTGTCACTTGAAATGATCGAGGCAATGCTTGAGAACCTCATCGGCGACACTGTTACTCAGGATTACGTGGACAAGATCCTGTCCGCCCTGATGAACCAAGAGACCGGTGACGTCAAAAATAGTCTCCAGATCAAGAAGATCAAGGAACCCAAACAGAAGAAGGGCAAGAAGTCCGCTGACGACGGCGACGACGAGTAATAATTGAAAATTTAAAATATACATATGTAATAAAGATGACTACAATCACATACGACACAGACCTCCTACCTCCTCCCCAGCTAGAGTTCCCAACATTGGACGATGCATTGGCTCCAAATGTTCCGCCAGGGACGCCGGCTGGAAATGACCCGTATATCGATTGGCCGTATATGCCAGTCCCCAAAGGATTTTCCAACGTGGGAAATTTAGAGTTGAACAACCTTGCAACTCCTGAAAATGTAAAGAAATTGCAAGATCAAGTGAATAAACTGGCAGAAAAAAGGTACAAGGATTCGACATGGCGTGGACTGACCCTTCGTTTGGCAGTTACAGACATGTCTGAGGCAATCACGGGGATACTTTCTGACATTTACAGAAACAAAGGCAAGGTTAGCGTAAAAGAATTGTTCACGAAGGACAATCGCATGAGGGGTCTTGGGCTGCTATTCGTACTGATATCTGTAGTTTCTATCCTGATGATCACACTGGGATAATTGTTTGATTTTGTTTACATATTTTTTGACAATATGATTATTTCAGTTGTCAATTCTTGAGCACAATGTCCCGTCCAATAAAACCATCCCAGTCAATGGGGTCGTCGTTTTCAGACTCCTCGTCATCCTCGGAGTCATACTCTTCCTCATCACTGTCCTCGATTTGCTCAGGGTACTCGACGTCCTCGGCCTCGTCTTCCTCAGCCTCATCATCCTCGGTCTCATCGTCCTCATCTTCCTCAGTTTCATCGTCCTCAGTCTTTGAAATGTTCTTGATAAGCTCCTTGGCAATCTCCATTGCCTTCTGCCGAGCCGCCTCCTTTTCAGCTTCCTTCTCCAGGCGGGCAGCTTCCTTCTTCGCCTCCTTTTCAGCCTCCTTCTCAAGGCGGGCAGCTTCCTTTGCGGCTTCTGCAGCTACCTTCTTTGCCAGCTTGGCTTCCTCCGCAGCCGCCTTCTTGGCCATCTTAGCCTCCTCTGCAGCCGCCTTCTTGGCCTCCTTAGCATCAATGC